GCAAGATTAACGGAGGACCCGTGCTGTACTTGGCAACAGAAGGCGGACACGCATTCAAGAACCGCGTCTACGCACTCACACAAAAGCACGACAATCCAAACGTGCCGCTTGCCGTCAGAGCCAGCCCGGTCGATCTGCTGCACCCAGAGGCCGACATGCCGGAGCTGGGCGCACTGTGCAAGCAGATCGAACAGCAATACGGCAAGCTGGCTATGATCGTCGTGGACACACTCAGCAGAGCAATGTCAGGCGGCGACGAAAACGGGCCATCCGACATGACGGCGTTCATCAATAACCTCGACGCACTCAGAGACTTCACAGGCGCGCACGTCCTGATCGTACACCACACAGGCAAAGACGCAGCGCAAGGCGCCAGGGGCCACAGCAGCCTCAGAGCCGCGACAGACACAGAGATCGAGCTGGAGGTCAACGGCAACATCAGAACCGCAACGGCGACCAAGCAGCGGGATCTGGAACCCAAAAAGCCAATCACCTTCCAGCTCAAAGTACATGAGCTTGGCCTCGACGCAGACGGCGACCAAGTCACCACATGCACCATCGAAGAGGCAGACGAGCAAGACGTGGCCGACGCCAAGAAGAAGAAACCAACCGGCAGAAACCAAGTCGCACTCGTCCAGGCATTCAAACAGATGAGAGAAGACGGCGTCGGCATGAGCAACCCAGGCGGCGTCGGATGGCCAGACCCAAGCACATACTGGATCATCGACGAGAAGGATTTCGGCAAGTTCGCACAAGGCAAACTGGCCGGCGCAAACCCAAGAGCCGGGTACAAACAGGCGCTCGAAGGACTGCTGTTGAGCGGCTATATGACCCAAAATGAGGGCTACTTGTGGGTGTCGGCAAAAGAGGGCCGTGTATGAAACGTGTAGGAAAGACGAATGTAACGAAAACAACGTCTTACGGAGGCGTTTCATACAATTCATACAAAATCATACATAAATCATACGCACGGGCAGTTTTGTAGGAGGAATAGGAAAGCCCTTTAGGGTTTCCTAATTCCTACAAGCCCCAGAAAAACAGAGATGGATATGACCAGCCACAGACCAGCTAAACCAAAGAGGCAGCGTAAAGCCGATCGGATCCTGCACTCAGGCGTGACGCAGGAAGAAATCAAATGTGACTATGCTCTCGGCCCGTTCGACCGCATGGCCGTCGCGATGGATCACAAGTGGGGCGTCGATCGGCTCGTCGAGCTGGTGTCGCCGGAAATGGCGCAGCGATACGGCGCAGCAATGGCCAAGCTCAATGCAGCAATCGATGACCAAGATCCAGATCAAGTGACACTCAGAGCAGGGGTCTGCATGAGAGGCATGCAGGCGATGGATGAAGCGGCCACTCAGAGCGGCGCACAGCCCGCCTCGGATGATTTGTGGCTCCTGCAAGCCGACGGCATGGAGTACGGCCTCCTGCGCGACGCTAGGGCTTGGCAGAGGGTACAGGATAAGCACCCAGATGTCGTGCTGGTGTCAGAGCGCGAAATGGTGTTTGCTATCGCAATGTACCAACAGTCAGTCGCAGGAAAAACCATCGCAGCTGTCAGGAGTAGTTTTCCAAAGGCCGACGTGATAAAAATTACCAACAAGAGTTTAGAGGATGAAATACCCTGGTGATGACAAGATCAGAGATACTGGCAACAGCAGCCGAATATGTGACCAAAGACCGAGCCGCCACGCACGGTGATGCCGAAGACAACTTCAAGCGCATCGCAAAGCTGTGGAACGCATACTTGGGGCTGGATATCATAACAGCAACAGACACAGCCGTCATGCTGGCCCTGCTCAAAGCCGCAAGGATCAGATCAAACCCAACGCACGCAGACAATTGGATCGACATGGCAGGATACGCAGCCTGCGGTGGCGAGATAGCAATAGGAGATCAAAATGACAGACCAGCCTAAACAAAAGTACGTCAGAGTCACAAAAGCACTCATGACATCAATCGCCGAAAGACTTGCGCAAGGCGAAAGCCTGCTGCGCATCGTCGAAGACAAAGGCATGCCGGCATACTACGCAATCACCAAGGCAGTCATCCGAGATCCAGAACTCCATGAGATCTACCGCGATGGACGGGTGAGGCAGGCAGAGTACTACGCAGACCGCATCAACACATTGGCCAGCGATCCGCTGCCAACACAGCATCCAGACGGATCACCGTGCGACAGCCGATGGCTCGGCGCAGAGATCCAGCGCAGAAAGCTCGAAGTCGAAAGCCTCAAGTGGACGCTGGCACGCACACAGCCATACGGCATCAGAGACAAGAAAGAGGACGCACCGCAGCAGCAATCAGCCATAACCATCAGCTGGGCCAGCGGCGACGTTGCCTCGGTCGACAAGCAATAAGGCCGTGTCGTCCTGTATATCACACGCGCTGAGTTGGTATCTACGCGCGGGGGTTGGCCGGATGCTGGGGTGCCATGCCCCCGGCACAACATGTTGTGTTTTGGGTCCGGTTTCTGGGGGTCAAAATGCTAAGTCATTGATAACATTGAAACCGTCACTTAACATAATGCCTATTATGCGCCTTTCGACCCGTTTTCCAAGACGCCGACCCCCACCCTCCCCCAAACCGCCCGCCACTTCCTATAGCGATATGACGGGTGCTGAAAGTACACACTCTCTCTGCGAGGCTGCCGAAATGCCAGAACTCCACCCAGCCGTAATAGCCCACATCCAGGCCATGCAGGACGACCTGGCCGACATGATGGATAATCCTGACGACTACGAGTACGTTGAGCTGGTCGAGCTGACGATGCTGCTGCTTGACCTGTACGAAGAGATCTTGCAGCAGTTCGGCATCATCGAGTTCGAAGAAACAGAGCAGGTGCATTGATGGAAATTGTTATACCTTACGCGCCGCGACCGTTGCAGCTGACGCTGCATGCCGAGATGCAGGCCAAGCGGTGGGGGGTGGTTGTGTGTCATCGTCGCTTTGGCAAGACTGTGTGGGCGATCAATCACATTTTGCGTGACGCGATTATGTGCGGGAAGACGAACCCCCGGTATGCCTACATGGCGCCCACCTATCGTCAGGCAAAGAACGTGGCCTGGGATTACCTAAAGCAATTTGCTGGCGGGATACCTGGCGCGAAGTTTCATGAGACGGAATTGCGGTGTGATTTGCCGACTGGTGCGCGGATTAGTTTGTTGGGAGCTGAGAACCCTGACAGTTTGCGCGGGATTTACTTGGATGGCTGCGTGATGGACGAGGTTGCGCAGATGCCGGAGAATGTTTTCCCCGAAGTCATCCGCCCTGCGCTGTCGGATCGGAAGGGGTGGGCTGTGTTTGTCGGTACCCCAAAGGGTCACAATGCGTTTTTTGATTTGTATGAGGAGGCGAGTGGGAACGATGATTGGCTTTGTGCGGTTTACAAGGCTGGTCAGACTGGGATTTTGGATGATGGCGAATTGGCTGCTGCGCGTCAGACGATGTCGCATGACCAGTACCAGCAGGAGTTTGAGTGTTCGTGGAACGCGAATGTGCCTGGCGCGATTTACGGCAAGGATTTGGAGGATGCCCAGGATGCTGGGAAGGTTTGCAACGTGCCGTATGACCCTGCGCACCGGGTGGATACGTTTTGGGATCTTGGTGTTGGCGACAGCACGGCGATTTGGTTTACGCAGACGGTTGGGCGTGCGATCCATGTGATTGATTATTACGAGGCTCGGAATGAGGGCTTGCCTCATTACTGCAAGGTTTTGTCGGAGCGTCGTTATTTGTATGGCAATCATTACGCGCCGCACGACATTCAGGTTCGGGAGCTTGGCAGCGGGAAGAGCCGGCGGGAGGTTGCTTGGGATTTGGGTTTGAACTTCCGGATTGTGCCGAAGCTGCCTGTTGAGGACGGGATACATGCGGCACAAATGTTGATACCGAGGCTTTGGTTTGACCGGGAGAAGACAAAGGTTGGCTTGGAGGCGTTAAGGCAGTATCATCGCGCTTACAACGAGCGCACGCGGTCTTTCCGCGCGTCGCCTGTTCATGACTGGACCAGCCACGCTGCCGATGCGTTTCGGTACTTGGCGGTTGGTATTAGGGAAACGGGGGATCGGTCGAGGCCACCCCAGAAGCAGGCGGTCATGGATTATGACCCGTTCACGGCGTGATGATTGATCTGGAAGATTTGTCTGGCGCGCTGCAGTTGTGGACGCAGACGGCGCCTTACAGTTCGTTTCCTTGTGAAACGATTGGTTGGCGGCTGGTGCCTGCCTTGGAGCATGGTCGGTATCGTTTGTACCGAGATGATGCGGGATTGGCGCGCGGGTTTATCAGCTGGGCGTATATGACCCGCCGTGAGTTTGAGACGCGGGAGTATAATGGTTTGGAGATTTTTGCGCGGGATGAGGGTGAATGTCTGGTGTTTGTGGATATGATTGCGCCACATGGTCGAAATGATGTATTGTTTATCTGCCGGGACATGCGTGAGATGTTTAGGGGTAGCCCGGAGATACGATGTTCTTTGGCCCACCGTGGTCGGCGAAACGGGACATTCCCGAATATAGGTAGATAAGCGATGCAATTTAAAAAACTCGGCTTTGTGCAGATCTTTTTTGGCGGTGAAACTGGCGGCGGCGGCGGCGGCGGTAGTAGCAGAGACAGCGGCAGCCAATACGCGCCGACTAGGTCTTATCGTCCGATTGTGAAACCGAGGATTGGGAGCGTGCAAACGCCTTCCGGCACGGTTGAGCGCTTTGCTACGGTTGACATACCCAATCGAAACATTTCGGCTGGTGACAGAACTACTAATCCTGACTCTAGCGTGTATAGCTTTAGCGGCATGTTTGGCCAAGACGATGCGAACGTGATGCGGCGCATTCAGAACGCGGATCGTATGAATGCTATGGCCCCGCCACCGCCCACCAACAAAGACAGGGACAGAGATCCTGCGCCGCCTCCACCTCCGCCTCCGGCTCCTCCTCCCCCTCCTGAAGCGCCAGCGGCGCCACCCCCTTCGCCAGTGGGTGACTCTGGCATGACGGTTGCGCAGGAAGATCGAATTGAGCAAGCTGGTGAGACGGCGGCTGAGAAGCAGCGCAAGCTGGGCCTGGCGCAAACGATTGCGACTTCGCCGCGTGGTTTGTTGTCTGGCGGTGAAGGCACGACGCGGCGCCGGCGCAGTCTGATGGGCGGAGGCCTGATCGTATGATGCGCCAGGATGAATATAAGCGGCAGTCTGGCTTGATGGGGGCTGCGGCGTCGCAGCCAACGCAGGGCGTGTCGTCGGCCATGACGGTTGATCCGATTGAGCGGTTGAACCAGCGCATGGCTGGTCGTATGGAGGGCGGAGATATGCGGAAGAAAAAGAAGGCTGGTCCGGTTCGGCAGAGCCTGATGGCTAATTACGGGGGCATGTAATGGCAAGTGTAGATCCGCTGGTTTCGCGGCTAGATCGTCGGTACAATGATTTGGCCAACGCGCGTTCGAATTGGGAGCATCACTGGCAGCAGCTGGCGGATTACATGCTGCCGCGCAAGGCGGACATTGTTAAAAAGCGCACGCAGGGCGACAAGCGCACTGAGCTAATTTTTGACGGCACGGCTATTCACGCGGTTGAGCTGTTGGCGTCGTCGTTGCACGGCATGCTGACATCGCCGTCCACGCCGTGGTTTTCGATGCGGTTTAGGGAGCGTGAGCTGCAGGGCAACGACGCAGCCAACGAGTGGCTTGAGAGCTGCATTGATCAAATGTACCAGGCTTTTCATCGCTCGAACTTCCAGCAGGAAGTGCATGAGCTGTATTTCGACTTGGTAGTGTTTGGCACTGGCGCGATTTACGTTGAGGGCGCCGATGACGGCGTTCGGTTCGGCACGCGCCACATTGCTGAGATCATGATTTCCGAAGACGCGAGTGGCGTGGTTGACACGGTTTACCGTAAGTTCAAGATGACGGCGCGTGCGCTGGAGCAACAGTTTGGCATTGAGGCGTTGCCGCTTGTTGTGAAGAAAGATGTCGAAAACAGCCCATACACCGAGCATACAATTTTGCACGCTGTGTACCCGCGCGGCGGCAAGCCTGGGCGCGCTGCGAAAAACAAGGCGATTGCGTCTGTGTATTACCACATGGACAGCAAGGCTTTGTTGTCTGAGAGCGGCTTTGACGATTTTCCGTTCATGGTGCCGCGCTTTGTGAAAGACAGCGTGTCAACCTATGGCCGATCGCCGGCGATGACGGCGCTGCCTGATGTGAAGATGCTTAACAAGATGTGTGAGGTGACCATCCGCGCGGCGCAGAAGCAGATCGACCCGCCGCTGATGGTGCCGGATGACGGCTTCATGATGCCGATCCGCACGACGCCCGGCTCGTTGAACTTCTACCGGGCCGGCACGCGCGATCGGTTGGAGCCGCTAAACATTGGCGCCAACAACCCGCTGGGTTTGAACATGGAAGAGCAGCGCCGTGGCGCAATTCGCCAAGCGTTTTATGTAGACCAGCTGTTGTTGGCTCAAGGGCAGACGATGACGGCGACCGAAGTGCTGCAGCGCAATGAAGAAAAGATGCGGCTGCTTGGGCCGGTGCTTGGACGTTTGCAGTCTGAAATGTTGCAGCCTCTGATTTCGCGCGTGTTTAGCATTTTGCTGCGCAATGGTGTCTTGCCGCCGGCGCCGGAAGGCTTGCAGGGCCAAGACATTGAGATCGAGTATGTATCGCCGCTGGCCAAGGCGCAGAAGCTGACGGATCTGCAGTCGATGCTGCGCGGCTTTGAGGTGATGATGCAGATCGCCGAGGTGGCGCCTGTCATGGATTACTTGGACAGCGACAAGCTGGTGAGGTACCTAGTTGATACGACTGGCATTCCGGCCACGGTGATCAGGTCCGACGAAGAGGTGGCGCGTTTGCGTCGCCAGCAGGCGCAAGCGCAACAAGCGGAATCTGAGACTGCCACGCAGATGATGCAGGCTGAAGCGCTGGGCAATGCTGCGCCGATGGTCAAAGCGCTCGGCGGCGCGGAGGCTTTGCTGTGAACATGAAGCAGGTTGAAGAGCTGAAGCTGGCGTACCGCCGCACGTTTAACACTGACGACGGCCAGCAGGTGCTGGACGATTTGATGAAGCGCTTTTCGTTTAACGCAACAACATTTGTTTCGGGCGATCCACACACATCAGCTTTTAATGAAGGACAGCGCGCAGCAGTGCTGCTGATCGTCCGAATGCTGTCCGAAGAGAAGGAAAGACAATGAGCGAAGAGACAACCCAGGACACTGGATCTCAAGATGTCGCGACTGCATCTGCAGCCCCAGCTGCTGCCCCGGTAGGATTTCTTGACAGCCTGCCGGAAGATCTGCGCATGGAGCCATCCTTGCGCAATTTCACCGACCCTGCGTCTTTGGCGAAAAGCTATGTGCATGCGCAGCGGATGATTGGTGCTGACAAGATCCCTTTGCCGGGGAAGACGGCAACTGACGACGACTGGGCGGACGTGTGGGCCAAGCTGGGCCGCCCGCAGGCCTCTTCTGGTTATGAAGTCCAGTTTGAGAACCAGGTTTTTTCTGAAAATGAGCTTGAAGGGTTCAAGCAATCTGCGTTTGAGGCCGGCTTGAACAATCGCCAGGTCGAGCGGATGGCCAAATTCCTTGAGGAAACGGTCACAGGCGCAAGCTCTTCGCGATCAGAGGCAACTGAAAAAGCGGTTTATGATTCGGAGCAAGATCTGCGCCAAGAATTTGGCCA